GGAGGAGCGCCGCCGGTTCGCCCAGCAGAGCCACGAGTACCTGATTGAGCAGGTGCAGTACACTGGTGCGGAGTCCATCACCTCATCTTCCAACAAGATCCAGCTGAACTTTAATCACCCCGTGAAGGAGCTACAGTGGGTGGTGCAGCGCGACTCGTTCGTGGACTGCTCTGCGCAGGCGTGGGTGGCGTCAGTTGGCGGCCCCCAGCCTTTCAACTACTCCGATGACTTCAGCACGGATGGTCTGATTGTGTCTCTACTGTCCCAGGGTAATAACCAGGGCGGTATTGGTGTGAATCAGGGCTCATCGTATGCGTCCGGAACTGCGGCGGCGGTTACGGCTGGTCTGGGTCAGGGTCCTACGGAGAGCACCACGATGATTGGTGCGGATACCTACGATCTAACGGGCTCAGCCGAGTTCGAGTCTGGTGTGAACTACCTGCTCGCCAAGGTGATTCTGGATTCCGGCATCCGCTGCGAGGGCAAGAACCCCGTGGAGGTGGCCAAGCTGCAGCTCAACGGCCAGGACCGGTTCACGGAGCGCGAGGGCTCTTACTTCGACAAGGTGCAGCCCTACCAGCACCACACGCGCACGCCTTCAACGGGTATCAACGTGTACTCGTTCGCGCTGCGCCCCGAGGAGCACCAGCCTTCCGGCACGTGCAACTTCTCGCGCATCGACAAGGCGACGCTACAGCTGACTGTGTCCATCAACACGGTGACTGGCTCTCGCACGGCGCAGGTGCGCGTGTATGCGCTGAACTACAACGTGCTGCGCGTGATGTCTGGCATGGGTGGCCTAGCGTACTCCAACTAAGCAGTTGAGTAGTTTTAATAATTAAAAAATAAATAGGGTTAAATCAACCCACAATTAAAACCATATATATGAGTTTAATTGTTGATAATTTAGCATGACATATAATAATTATGGAATCTATTTTTAACAAGTTTGATACTGATAAAAATAGTCGTTTTCATAACTATACACGGCAATACGAAGCTTTATTTAAGGAATGGGCCGTAAAACCAATATCTTTTCTGGAGATAGGTGTTCTTGGGGGACAATCTATTAAAGCATGGCGTGAGTTTTTCCCGAATGCTATTAAAATAGTAGGAATCGATATTAATAGCGATTGTAAACAATATGAAGATATTAAAAATAATATATATGTTGAAATTGGTGATGCAACAAATAAGGATTTTTTAAACTATATAATGAAAAAGCATGGTTCTTTTGATATAGTATTAGATGATGGAAGTCATTATAATTCACATGTCATCCAAACATTTGAGTATATGTTTCCAATGTTAAATAATAGTGGGTTATATATTGTAGAAGATACTATTTGTTATAAAATGCAAGGCTATATAGATAGAAATTATCCAAACCATTTAGATTATTTTATTAAATTTATACCTTTTTTAAATCAGAGACGTTACGATGATTCTACCGGCGATATTAGAGATAACTGCGTAGACCCATTTAAGATTATTAAAAAGACAACAAATATTTTTGAACAATCGATCGATAAAATAGAGTTTGGATGTTCGTATATTGCAATTAATAAGGTTAACAGATTACATTGGGTTTAAATTCTTAAATTCAGTTGTGTAGTAATAAAAATGCATCCAGAGGCTAGAGATTTTACTGTATTCGCGAAATCCCAGTTTCCCGAGTTCTTTGCAAATAAGAAGGTCCTTGATGTCGGATCGGGCGATATAAACGGCAATAACCGATTTCTCTTTGATAATTGCGAATACGATGGAAACGATGTGTTTGCAGCCAACAATGTGACTATTGTATCAAAGACATCTGCGTTACCATTTGGTCCCGAAACATTTGATACGATTATTAGCACCGAATGTTTTGAGCATGATCCAGAGTATAGCGCATCTTTCCAAAAGATTGTGAGTATGCTGAAACAGGGTGGTTTATTTGTGTTTACATGTGCATCTACAGGACGAAATGAACATGGAACGCGTAGAACTTCTCCGAAAGATTCGTATGGAACTATTGGAAATGTTGAGGGGTGGACGGATTACTACAAGAATCTCACATTTGAGGATTTAGAACAAAGTGTTGATATGAATGAGTTTAGCCAGTATGCGCACTATTATCATTCGAATGCAAAGGATTTGTATTTTTGGGGAATTAAAAAGGGAGGAAATACATATAATGTACAAGCATACGAATGTACGTCAACTCCGCCATTAATTCATAAAAAACCAACTTTATTGGCGATGAAATTCTCGTGGGCAAAAAATTTAATAGTAAGATAGCTTGTGCTAGTTAGAATTTATGCGAGTCGTTTAATACATATAATTAAAGTATATCAAATCTGTAAATGATTTGTAGATTGTGCAAAGGTTATAATGTAACCGATGTTATTGAGTTGGGGAACCAGATAATAACATCTGTATTGAGTGTAGAGGTTCGACGATTTAATCCATATACATCATATCCTTTTTTTAGCAAAAGTTCAGATAGATAAGACCCATCTTGTCCAGTAACCCCCGTTATAATTGCTACCTTTAACATTTGTAATAGAGATAGGTGTTATTTGTATATCGTTTTTATATACGTCATTTATAAAATGTGGGAATTTTTGGATAAAGTTGTCTATATAAATTTAGATCATCGGACAGACCGTCAAGAAATTATGAAACGATTCTTTGAAGAAGCCAATATTCCAACCGAAAAAATAGAACGTTTTTCCGCTATAAAACATAATATTGGCATCATAGGTTGTGCTATGGGTCATATAGCAATTCTAAAACGTGCGAAACAGCAGGGGTGGAAAAATGTTCTTATTTTGGAAGATGATTTGCAGTGGATTGATTTTGAAACAAACTATAAGAAGTTAGAAGGGCTTGTTTCACTTCCAAACTGGGATGTATGTATGTTAGGCGGTTTATTTATCAAGACAGAGGACATATACGTAAAAATGGGATATTGCACAAACGCTTATATTGTAAAGCAGCACTATTATGATACACTTTTAAATAACTTTGAAACGGGGCTTCAAAAAAAGACTACCGTTAATATTCCAAAATATCCAATGTTAACACCCAAGACACGGCAAAAAATAATACGTGAAACTATAGATAATAGAAATGAGTTCAATGTAGACACATACTGGTTCAAGCTACAAGAAAAGGATAATTGGATAGGAATGATACCGCCTATGTGTGATCAAGTATCAACATACAGCGATATATATAACAAAATAGTAGTTCATCAGACTGTTGATATACCTGCACTTATTGAATACGGATATCTTCTTAAAGAATTAATGGGGTAATATATAAATGTTTAAGTGGAATAGGCTTCGGAAAGATTACGAGGGTCCTCGGTATAAAAAGGCATCTGAATGGTGGTTATCAAAAATTGAACATGATACAACGCAACCCATAAAATACTTAGAAATTGGTGTATTTTATGGAATTCATTTATTTGAAATTGCTTCTATATTTCCAAACGCATCCTTATTTGGTATAGATCCTTGGATTGACTATTCAGAATATTCTGAATATAAGGGACAACAAAACACAATACTAGATGGGTTTAAACGTAACTTATCAAAATGCCCTAATAATAAGCGAATTCAAGCGTATCGTGGTCTTTCAAACGATATAGTTCCTACATTTCAGAATGATTTCTTTGATATTATTTATGTAGATGGAAACCATGAAACAGACTATGTCTACAAAGATGGATTAATGAGTTTTCAAAAATGTAAACCTGGCGGATATATTGTTTTCGATGATTCAGATTGGCCGCAAACTATAAAAGGTATACAAAAGTTTGAAGAAGAGCTCGTAGATAAAATTAAAATAATTTCAGATTTAAAACAACAACGTATCTACAGAAAGATATAAATGGATGAAACATACTGCACGTATGTAGGATCGTTTGCTCTTCTAAAATCTGCTTCGCATCGATCGCCGATTCCCGTATCTGATTTTGATGGATTAGATCCAAATTGGTATTCTAATTTATATCCGCATTGTATTCTTCACGTATGTCCTCAGGCTCTTCCTAATTTTGTCAGCAAAGTTTTTCCATTCATTCAAGTTCCATTCAAACTAATAACGAACAATTCGGATTGCACAATCCCCGATGATTTTCAAACTGAATCTGATACTCTTTTGAATAATCCTTTGCTTGAGAGATGGTTTGCTCAAAACTGTGTCGGAACTCATCCAAAGTTGGTAAAAATCCCGATCGGATTGGATTACCATTCTATGCGACCTAATCCAAACGAACGCAAGAAAATGGTTTGGGAATCAAAGCAGAATCATCATTGGGGCACAAAGAAACATCCGATTGAGCAGGAATGGGAACTTCGGAACTTCAAGAACACATCCAAGCCATTTTGGGAACGCCAGCCCAAAGCATACGCCAATTTTCAGTTTATGATGTGGACTCGGTATGGTAAAACTGATCGCCCAGATGCTATGGGGAATGTTCCAAAGGATTTAGTGTTTTATCAACCATTCAAAGCAACACGAGATATCTGCTGGAGAAATATGATAGAAAACGCATTTGTTCTATCTCCGCATGGAAACGGTTTAGACTGCCATCGCACGTGGGAGGCGCTGTGCTTGGGATGTATTCCTATTGTGAAATCATCCGGGATTGATTTATTGTTTGATGATTTGCCAGTTTGGATAGTTCGGGACTGGAAAGAGGTTACGTTAGATGCTATGAAACAAAAAATAGAGGAGTTCAAGTCAAAATCGTTTAAATACGAAAAGCTTACGCTTTCTTACTGGCGAAATCTTTTAAGATAGTATATAAAATGCTTTCATTTCGTCGTCGGAAGCAAGAAGATCCGTGGAAATATTTTCGCGAGAATCCGGGAATTAAATGGAGTCAATACATCCCAATTGAAGATAAACCTATTCAGTATCTTGAAATCGGTGTTAATAGAGGTATCAATGTTGTAGATATCGCAAAATCATACTGTAAACATCCAAATTCAAAAATTCACTGCGTTGACCCTTGGATAGATTACGATGAATATCCCGAATATAAAGGTCAGCAAGATGTCCTGTTTTCAATATTCAATGCGGCTATACGCGGCTATGAAGATAAATGTGTAATTCATCGTGGATTCTCAGATGATATAGTCCCTACATTTGAAGATAACTTCTTTGATATAATTTTTGTGGATGGAAATCATGAAACCGAATATGTATACAGAGATGGTTGTATGTCATTTGAAAAGGTAAAACCCGGAGGGTATATCATCTTTGACGATTATATAAACGATTGGTCTCAAACTATAAAAGGGGTTGATAAGTTTCTAACAGAATATTCTGATAAAATACAGATTATTGCGAGACCAAACTCGGTAGGACAAGTTATAGTGAAAAAGATAAATCTTCTAGCACATAATACAAATGCCACACAAGACTCGTAAGGTTGGAACTCGCGCTCAGGTAATGCATGGAACTGCGGAGAAGACAAAGGGAGGTCTCACCAAGAAGAGCCTGAAGTATAACAAGTATGGACGCATTGTGTCCAAGAAGAAGAGCATGAAGGGAGTGAAGGGCTTTTAAATTATGGCTTCTCTTTTACATTTAAAATTCTGAAATATATATTCGGTAACCTCTCGTTAATAAACGTATGAAGTGGATAATAATCACATCTTCCATTTGATAATTTTAATAATTTTTCACGAGATAGGTTTCCATTATATAATGCATTTGTCCATATTAAATTGTGCGATTCTAGTGCTGGTAACCATCTTGTGTTAAAATAATGTATATATTTTAACATAGTATTTGGAGATGCCATCCAATAATTAGAATAATATGCAGGTTTACCGTTGTCAATTTTGTCCCAAACATAGTATTTTTTATTTAAAATTTTAGCATTCTTAAATACCAAATCTCTCATTATCTGTTTACAATATGGTGGATGATCCCACATATCTCGGATGATAGTTATGAACCCTACAAACTCAAAATCGTCAGGTGTTTCAATCCTACCTATAATATAATTTATATAATCTTCAATATTAACACCTACAATTACAAGACTAGTCTTTATCCTATCAAACATATTGTATCCGACAGTTCCAACATATTTCTTGTCTTTCCATTCATCATATACTTTCATTAATTCAGTTTGATACATAACACCTTCAAACAAATGGTTTTGACTAATTTCAGGTATGCGATATACTCTCGCCCACGGAAACTTATCAAATTCCGCGTGTGCTTTTTGTTCTGTAATATCGTCATAACACAAAACATAAATAATTCGGTCGGACATATTATGTTAAATAAGTGTTTTAAACAAACAATACATAACACATAAAAATGCCGGGATACATAGTTGAGGCAAAGACTGTGCAGACTAGCGCTATCCGGACTCTGACGGAGGCCCTGAAGTGTATCCTAGTCGAGATGAGCCTGCTATTTGACAAGGACGGGATTCGCATGGTTGCTATGGACCAGACGCGCACCGTTCTGGTTCATCTTCGCCTATACGCAGACAAGTTTGAGAAGTATGAGTATAACAACCCTTCACCCAAGCTTGTTATTGGAATCAATACGGATCACCTATATCGCATCATCAAGACAGCAAGCAACGATGATACCGTGACGTTCTATATTG